TGACATTAGTTCTGTTATATCCATCAACTACAACAACTGTGCCATCAGCCTCTCTTGATAATTGATCCTTACTAATGCGAGATAGTGCATATTGTGGGTCATGCACGACATCAGCAAGGGCTGTGACTGCTGGTGCTTCAACTTCTAGCTGTCTTTGTCTAGATTCTAAGTCTAGTATTCTTTGTTTTTGTTGCGCTTCTGCTTCTCTAAACTGTTGTGCCTGTTTTGCAATAGCCTCCTCATATCTGCCTTTAGCTTCTAACTCTTCTTGCTCTTTCTGTTGTTTAAAAGCTATCAACGCATTTACATCTACATCAGGTGGTAATGCTTTTGCTTTCTCTTGTGCTTTTGCATATTGATCCATTAGTGCTTTGTTATTTGCTTCAAGCTTTCTAACGCTTTCTTTCAATGCTTCAACTTCTTGTTGTGATGGATTTGGCTTAATTGGTTCTTCTGCCATAGATAAAAATTAACAATTATTTACAATATTAGCTCCACTTGGTTCTGTCTGCCCAAAATGCTGCGGACATTTTACCTTTGGCAATATTTTTAGCGTGTCTAGCCTTAAAACTCTTGCGTTTTGCCTTATCTGCATCAGATTCACCCTTTCTTGGTGGTTTTGTAGCTGCTCCCTGCATACCAAACCTGATTAATTTGACCTTATCGCCTTCTTTTGCCAAAACAACGTGAGACTTTGTTGGATGTGATGGGGTTCTTTTAGGTTTATTAAAACCAGATAATCCAAATCTTTTTAATCTAGGGTCTTTGCTCATCTGTTTCTAGTGCTACAAAATTGGGTTGCTTTTACTCTCTCACATTCAAACACATATCTCCATATTGGTTTGATTTTTACAACATCAATAAGTTTTGGTAAATACCAATATTTCAAACCATAATCAGTGACAGCACCAACAACATCACCAGTGCTAGGTCTTGCTGATCTCCAAAAATTTATAAAATGCTGTTCAACAATTCCATTTATACATTGAACACCCATAACAGGAAAAGTAAGTATCAATAAACTTTTTGGCTTCATAACGTGCCATACATTATCCATAAACTGACTTGGATAACCATAAGAATCAATATCAATGACATCAAAAGTTTTTTTATTATTTATTAATTCAAATAAATGTTGAAAGCTGTCTCCTGTAGTTTCTTTCGTGCATTTATATAAATTACCCTTTTGTTTATAATGCTCTGAAAGGTTGCCTTGCCCTGCAAAAAGCTCAAGAATATCACCATTAATATATTTATCTAACTTTACAAGCTGCTGAATTTTTTCTTGTGGGTGGTGGTGACTGTCTAAATATTCATTTTGTTTATATCTTAATCGATCATGCTTCTCAGCATTTTTTGTTTTAAATTCTTCATTAAAAAGATTATATTGAAAATTCATTTGCCTTTTCTTCTCATAGCCATATTATGAGCCTGTGTAAAACTCATGCCCTCTCTCATCTTACGTTTCATATATTCCATATGAGCTTTAGTGTGGCCATGTGTTTCCTGATGCTTCTTAAGTGTGTTCTTCTGTCTTGTAGTAAGTTTCATTTTGTTTTTACTTTGTTAAATCAGCATCTGCTTTTCTAGCTCCACCTTTGCCAGTGATGAAACTATTTACTCTGCCCATTGCCCACGCACCCATAGGGACATTTCTTGATCCACCAGACAAGTAAGCCCCTTGACCTCTTCTATAAACAGCAGCCAGTGTTCGATAAGTGAATTTAGTACCTTCGGCTTTTTTCTTTAGTGACTTAACTACTGCGGCACTTAAAGGTTTAGCGGCTGGAGCTTTTTTTGCGCTTTTTTTTCTTGGAGCCATCTTGATTAGTTCGGGATTTAGATACTGCTTTAATGTCTATAAACTCTCCTCTCTTATACGCTGCGGATGTCCGCTTAATTTCTGCTGCTTTTGCACTTTTGTTTTTAGCACCGCTAAGATACTTCTTGGCGACACCAGTCTTTTTATCCTTTGCTACTTTTCTAAACTTTCTTTTTTTCACTTCTTTTTCACTTTTTTTACTTTTATTTTTTTGGTTTTCTTGGGTGTTCCGTACATAGTGAAAGTGCAACTGGTTTTATCTTACTTCCTTTTACGTTTTTTAGCACTTGATAATGCTATGGCCTGTGCTTGTTTTAATGTTTTGCCTTCCTTCATTAACAAACGAATGTTTGCAGATATAGCCTTCTGTGATTTACTTTTTTTTAGTGGCATGACTATCCAAAGTATTTGTTTAACAGATCAAAGTCCTCATCTTTTAACGCCAAAACATATAAACCTTCAATTAATTGTTCAAACTCTTTTTTTGTTTGACCAGTAGAATTTTGAATTAAATCGTATATTTGTTTCGGTACTCTTCTGTTTTTTGGGAACTTGTTAATAAGTTCTGCGGCTTCAAATGGCATCATAAATTTTTAAGTGATTGGTCTAAAGTTGCATCTACCCATTTATACAAGCGTGGTGCTTTCTCTTGCAACCCCTCTGGATTAAAAATATATTGAGTGAAAGCTTCAGCAAACTGTTCTAAATGGTTAGTTCGACTATAACCAGTTACATAAGTCATTCCTTTGTCTTTCACATATTGCCTACCTAAATTTAACGCACCAGATTGATAATGTACTTGGTGTCCCATCTCATGAACTAAAGTATCTAACCAATCAAAGGCTTTATCCATAGGTGTGCCATTATTCCATACTTCCCTAATTCCAGCCTCTTGGCCTTGTCTCCATCGTTCGTATTTATTACCTTTGAATTTAGAAAATTTAAAATTATTATCTAAAGTTTCTTTTGAAATTTTTTTCATTTTTTTTGCAGTCGTTACAGTTACCTTTTTTGCACTTGTAGGTAATTGCGTATGTACCATTCCATTACTGAAATTTGTAAACCCACTTGTGCCTCCAGTTGCGTTGGCAAAATAACTATTAACTACTTTTCTTTGAAAACTGGATTTGGGTAATTGATTTTTCTTCAATCTGTCAATACTATCATCTATTAAATCTTTTCTTGAGTTTAATCTCATGTTTCCGTAGCCATTCCAAATCTCTTGCCAATCTTTTGTATTTTTAGGTAAATTACTTTTATCTAATTTATTAATATAATCAAATCTTTTAATTACTGTTTTATTAGATTCTTCATAAGCTTTTAAATTTTTTCCTGTTAAATATCTTTGCTGTAATTCAAAATAACTTCTTGTCTTTTCGTTACTCATATTGTACTGATGAACAATTTTTCCTTTTTTCATAAACTGTCTCATTCTCTTAACATTTCTTTCAGTCAAACCTCCTACTTTCTCTAAGCTATCCAGACTTTCCTCTGTAAACTCTTGAATACTGTTTATTTTGTTTTGTGCCAGCCACTTATCAACACCTTCAGTTGACATCGTAGGTGATGTTTTTATCTTAGTTACCTTAACTACTGATTCAGATACTTTTATGTCAACAGTAGGTTTAGCATAAAGTTTTTCTAATTTTTCTAATGGTATTGCAGTTCCATCATTCCTGATAATTTTTCTTAAAGCTGCATGGCCTGAACCTTCTCTTTTAGCAATCTTCTTAAAAATATTTACCTTACCTTCACTGCCTAAAGTTTTGATTTGTAGGTTTTTATCTTGTGAAAGTAACCAATCTCCATATTGAGTGCCTTGTGGAACTCTTCCAGTAGCACTTGGTCTACTAACTACCTTTCCCACTGGCGGCTCTGATAAATCTTCAAACCCTTTGCGCTTACTAAGACCTTCATAATCAACTATAGGTACAGTTGTAGATCTGCAGTTAAAATGTTGTGGTGGCGTTGGTCCCTTATTATATGCAAATTTCCTACCATCAAGACGTTTACAGATATTGCTAGTCTTGCTATCAAGCGTTGCAACATATTCATATTTAGGTGCGACTTTACTATTAGCTGCATATACAGCTTGTGAAGCCTGATTCTGCACTTGATTAACAGAGGTTCTAACAACTGTTTTGATTTGATGGGTTGCCAGTTTTGTCTGACCAGCAGCCTTTGCAGTATCTTCAAAATTTAATTTACCTACTAGTTTCCTTGCTATTTGCTGTGTTGATTCTCCACTAAAAACACCAGCCCTAATAGTCCTTGCCAATAATTCTTGATTTCTAGTTGCTATACCTCTAAAAGCTTTTTGTACTGTATCTCCATTAGGTAAAGTCATCATTGCACCTTGCCTAGCAGTTAGCTCAAATTTACCTGAACCAAACTTAATAAAGTCATCTTCAGTAAATTGTTTGCTTGTGAATATATTTATCTTGGTTGGATCTGTCTTAACAAAAGAGGCTGCATATCTTTGGCTTACTGCGACAGAATTAATTGGTATGTTGCCTGATTTAACTGCCTTTTGTAATTCTCTTTCAATAAATCCTGTTTGAAATTTTGCTAAACCCTCCATTTCTTTTATCATCATCTTGGTAGTGTCTTTTGACCACTTATCCATACTCGCTTTAGATTGTGCAATTATTGCTCTCAATCTTTTTTTTGTTTGTGGTGCTATAACCACACCAGCTGGTGCAGCTTGTTGTCTTAAATCTATTTTTACAAGTTGCTCTGCTGCATCAAATATTACCTGTACATAGTTTTCTACGAATTTATTAGATACAGCATTACTATATCTACCTACGTCTATAGTTTCCCTAAAAAATACCTCTGGAATGCTCATTTATCATTCTTCCTCTAGTTCCTCCTCTTCTGGTTCTTCTGTTGGTTCCATTTCTACCAACCCTCCGCTTTGCGTACTTTCCATTTCTTCCTCAATATCAAAATCATCACCAAGAATCTCACCAGCAGATAATTGATTTAATAATGTTTCCTGTGAAATAGTTCCAGCAGTAAATAATTGTAAATAAGCTTGAATTTCCTGTGGTTCTAGTCTTGCTGTAACAAAATCTCTATTTACAAAGCTGCTACCAGCGTTAGGTTCATTTAGATATTCACTATGAAACTTCAGGCAATTATCAATCAAGTCTTGCATCTGTTGGGCAACAACCATCATTGTGCTGTCATTCTGTGATCTATCAATTCTTTTTGCTTCAGCAGTTTCACCAACAAGCTTTTGACCAAGAACAGCAGCTAATGAGAGTGTATTTATTTGTTCCTTAAGATCACCAAGTCTTTGAAACTGGCTGTCATAGCTGTCACCTGATGGGCTTACATATTCAAGTCTTGACTCTGGTGGCAATGCCAAAGCTTCACTTGGGCCTGTTGTTATCTCATCAGCGTTTGGATAACCAAAGACAGCTAGTAATGGTACAGAACTAATATGCAAAATATTATCAAGATCTGATTGAATCTGGTAATGCTTAAGGTTTAACTCTGCTATGTCATACAAGGGGCTGCGGCTTTCGTAATATCCAACTCTATTTGAATAAGCTATTGCAAAAGGAATTTTGTCTTTTAGGCTCATTTCACCTTCATCAAATAATTTATATTCACTATTCTTTTTATCTTTTCTATGAATCTCATATCTACCACGTTCTAAAACTCTTATTTGCTTTATTTGCTTTTCTCCATACTTTCCATCAGGTTCTACAACATTTTCCAACAATCTTAACTGTGTAAGCTGTCTTGCACCATCTATGATTTCACTTCTCCACCCAAGAATATTTCTAGGTGTATAAGTTACCCAATAAGGCCTGGTCTTGTCTCCTTCTTTAGGTGCATCTACTAAGACCCCAACGTGACCAAATGAAATCATTGTTCTGGCTGTTTCATATAACCAGACATTAAGATCATTCCCTTCTAGGTCAACATCAAATAATTGTTCTCTAACTAAATCGGAAACATCATCAAGCCTTACAGGTTTTCTTGTAAGCATACCTGAGAGCATCTTTTCAATACGCTGTAAATATGGCACTACTGTTGATCTCGAGAGCCGAACGTCATAACTATCATCAGTTTCTCTGGATTCTTGCGGAAGATATTTTCTATGTTCACTCCTTACTTTATAAGTTCCCTCCCTGAGGTCAGTTATGAGATCCCAAAACTGTGCCATGCGTTGATATGCCGC